TCCCGACACCGGTCAGTTGGTCAGGGTCGACGACCCGAACCCCAACATCAAGGCCGCCGGGGTCCTGGCCGGGGTCCTCCGCGACCGCGTGGAACTCCTCGGACTGAAGGCCCCGACGCGGGTATCGATCGAGGCCATGGACCTGGAGGAGCGGATAGCCACGCTCCTGGACGAGGCGACGGCCACGCCCAACGATCCCGATGACGACGACGCCGATCGACCGTGAGCGGATCCGGGAGCTCGTCGCCGAGCTGACCAGGGCCGGGGACGTCCGACGGCTCCGCGACATCCGTGATCGGCTGACCAGGACCGTCACGCGCCGGGGACGCCGCCGACTGGATCCGGTCGATCGTGCCGCGCTGTCCGATCCGGCGTCGCTCATGGCCAATCTCTCGCCAGGCTACCGGCGGCGTCCTCACCTGGACGTCATCGGCCGCGCGGTCGCCGGGCTCGCCGCCCGGGACTACGACCGGCTGCTCATCCGTGAGCCGCCCCAGACCGGCAAGACCGTCACCGCCGTCGTGGGTGGCTCCCTGTGGTGGCTCGCCCGGAACCCGACCAACCGGGTCATCGTCGGCTCCTACAACCAGGATCTGGCCGCCGACCGGGGACGTGACGTGAGGCGACTCGTCGACGAGCATGGGCGACGCTACGGGCTGGAGATCGCTCGCGGGTCTGCGTCGGTGTCCGACTGGCGTCTGGTCACCGGCGGCGGGGTCAAGAGCGTCGGGGTGGGCTCGGGGGTCACCGGCTCGCCCGGGGACCTGATCGTCATCGACGATCCACACAAGTCACGCGAGGAGGCCGACTCGCTGCGGTACCGCGACCGGGTGTCACGCTGGATGTCCGCCGACATCCTCACCCGTCGGTCCCCCGGCGCTCCAGTCATGATCATCATGACGCCCTGGCACCACGACGACCTCTCCGCCAGGGTCCTGGCCGACGAGGGGCGGCTGGAGGACGGTGGCCGGTGGAAGGTCGTCGACATGCCGGCGCTGTGTACCGACCCAGCCAGGGATCCCCTGGGTCGGGCGCTCGGCGACCCCCTCCCGCACCCGAGGATCGACGTGGGCGACACGGCTGCCGCGCTCGCCCACTGGCTCGACGTCCGCGCCAGCCTCGGCGCGCAGGACTGGTCAGCGCTATGCCAGCTCGATCCACGTCCCACCGAGGGCGCCCTACTCCAACGGTCCCTCCTGCGGGAGCGGCGCTGCTACATGGTCGGATCGCCCTGCCACCCGTGCGACCCCAGGCCAACGAGGACCGCCGTGGCGGTCGACCCGTCCGGCGGCGGCAGGGACACCGCCGGGATCGTCGGCGGGTATCTCGGCACGGACGGGCGCCTGTACATCACCAGTGACGCGTCGGGGGTGATGGCCTCGGAGGTGTGGTCGCGGCGCGCGTGCGAGGTCGCCGTCGAGCTGGACGCCGATCGGATCGTCGTCGAGACCAACTTCGGCGGGGACCTGGCGACGCTGGCGATCCGGACCGCGTGGAGCGCGCTGGCCACCGAGCGGGCCGGCGACCCGGCGTGGAGTCGACTGTGTCCCCGGATCGTCACGGTCACGGCCAGGAGGAACAAGCGGCTGCGGGCCGAGCCGATCGCCCAGCAGTGGATCGAGGACAGGATCAGGACCGCCGCCTACCTACCCGAGTTGGAGGAGGAGTGGTGCGTCTGGCAGCACGACTCGTCGCAGTCCCCGGGCCGGATCGACGCGTCGGTGTACCTGGCGTACGCGCTGCTGCCGGTCCCCAGGGCGGGGGGGTCGACAGTCCGCCGATCGCCGTCGGGGTCGCTGCCGACGAGCGGCATGGGACCCCTTGGCTAGGAAAGCCTCGCCTGATATAAGGCGATGCTCACCCGCTGGTCCTATGATCTCCGTATGGCGACGTCGGCGCTCTGGATCTGCTACGCGCTGGCCGTGGCACGCCTGACCACCATCGTCACGCGTGACCAGATCACGTCCCCGGCGAGGTCGGCGATCCTACGCCGGTTCGACCCTGGCCGATCGTGGCACCGGTGGATGGCCTACCTCCTGGGCGACGTCGACGACCACGGGGACGGCTGCCCGTGGTGTATGTCGATCTGGGTCGGCGCCGCCACCGCCCCGATCGCCTGGTGGTGGCTCGACCGTCCGTGGGTCGCGATCCCCGTGATCGCCCTCGCCGCCTCACAGGTCACAGGCATGATCCACAGTGTGGGGAGGTCATGATGGGCTGGATCCCCCGCCACACCAGAGCCGCGTCGGCCCGGCGTCTGGGCGACCTGGAGGAGCGGCTCCGGGAGCTGGAGGTGGCTCGGCTGGAGTCCGAGCTCCGCTCGCCGGCCGTCCCGATCGCCCCGGAGACTCGCCACCGCGCGCTGACCGCCGCCGTCAGCCGGATGTCGCTGGACGAGGCGTCCTGGAGGTCCTACCGGTTCGGGGACCGCGCCTGGCAGGAGGACGCCTGGCGGCTGTACGACATCACCGGCCAGCTTCGCTTCGTCATGAACTGGGTCGGCTCCAGCGTCTCGCGAGGGATCCTACGCGTCCACAAGATCGACGAGCACGGCAACACCGGCGAGGTCGTCGACGACCCGGAGGTATCCCAGCTGTCGTCCGGGCCACTGGGGACCGGCGACACCCGCGCCGAGGCCCTACGCCTGGCCGCCATCGACCTGGCCGTGGCTGGCGAGGCGTTCCTGGTCGCCGAGTCCGGCGGCGGCCCGGACGGTACCGACCTGTGGTGGGTGGTGACCGGCCGGCAGATCAAGCGCCTGGGCGACCAGATCACGATCACACGATCCCCCATCCACGGCGGCGGGACGTTCGTCTACCGCGACGGTATCGATCTGATCCTGCGCTGCTGGACCCCGCACCCGGCGAACACCGACGAGCCCGACTCGTCGGTCCGATCGGCCATCCCCGACCTGCGCAAGCTGGAGGCCATCCGCAAGCGGGAGTTCGCCGAGCTCGACAGCCGCCTGGCCGGCGCCGGGCTGCTGCTCCTACCCGACTCCCTGGATCTACCTAGAGAGACGGACGACCCCGAGGGTGCCGACGGGTTCTTCCAGTTCCTGTCGCGGACGATGGGCCTGTCCCTGAGGGACCGGTCGGCGGCGGCCGCGATGGTGCCGATCATGGTGACCGGCGCCGCCGAGGACCTGGAGAAGGTCAGGCATGTGACCTTCTGGTCGGAGATGTCGGACGCGCTCGACGAGAAGTGGGACAGGACCATCGGGAGTCTGGCCCAGTCCCTGGACATCCCACCGGAGGTGCTCAAGGGCATCGGATCGTCCACGAACCACTGGAACGCGTGGGCGATCTCCGACGAGGCCATCACCGTCCATATCGCGCCGATCGCGGCCAGGATCGCCGCGGCGCTCACGACCGGCTACCTCGTCCCGGCGCTGGAGGCGCTCGGCGTGGCCGATCCGACCCGCTACACCTACCGGTTCGACCTGTCGTTGCTGTCCGTACGCCCCAACCGGTCCACCGACGGGACCGCCTACCACGACCGGATGCTCATCAGCGACGACGCGGCCCGCGACGCCGGGGCGTGGACCGACGCCCAGGCCCCAGACGACGCCGAGTTGCTGCGCCGCCGCGCCGACCTGTGGTTCAAGACCGACCCGGCCGGGGCGATGGCCGATCCGCTCGCACGGGAGATCCTCGGCTTTGGCCAGCCACCGATCACGGCCGGAGAGCCCGAGTCGTCCCCGGTCCAGCCGGCACCGGCGCCAGCCGACCCGGAGTCCACCGGACCACCCCCCGAACCCACCGCCGCGCTCGCCCTGGCGGCCGCGCTGGAGTGTCGCCGGGCGCTGGAGCTGGCCGGGGGTCGCCTGGTCCCGCACCGGATCCGCGACCAGCACCCTGGCATCCCCCGCCACCGGCTCCACACCAGGGTCACCCCACCCGACACGGCCCGGCTCGACCAGCTGCTCGCCGGGGCGTGGACCGGGATCGACCTGATCGCCAGCGCCTGCCAGGTCGATCCGGTCCGGCTGCGGGCCGCGCTCGACGAGCACTGCCGGGACCTGCTGATCCGGGGGATCGCCCTGGACGACGCCGAGCTCCCGCCGATCGTCGCGACCCTGGCGGTGACGCCGTGAGCGATCCGCTACTGTCCGCCCAGCTGTGGCTGGCGACCGCCGTCGGCGAGGCGGAGCTGGCGATCCGCCGGTCGCTGCTCGGCGAACTCGTGGCGTGGCTCGCCGACGTGGTCCGGGCGGTCCTGGCGTCGATCCGTCCCGATCCGATCGCCGTGTGGTCCACCGAGCCGCGATGGCGGGCCGCCGTCGCCAGAGTCGTCGACGGACCGGTGACCGACGCGCTCGTCGACGCCTACCGGGTGGTGACCGGGACGGTCGCGCGTCCCGACGACCCGTGGGTCTCCGGGTTCCTGACACTGGCCACCGAGCGTATGGCCGGCATGCCCGACCGGGTCCAGCGGCTCGTCGCCGCCGAGCTGGCCCGGGGGGTCGAGGCGGGGGAGTCGGTGGCGGACCTGGCCGGTCGGGTCGAGACGCTCCTGTCCACGACCGCCACGGATCGGTGGACCGGGCGGGCCGACCTGGTGGCGGCGAACCTGGCCGGCGACGCGGTGAACGCGGCGCGGGCGGTGGGGTTCCGGGCCCTGGCCGCCGAGCGGGGTGGGAAGTACGAGCGGGTGTGGGTGGCGACGCTCGTGAACAGCCGCCCGACACACGTCGAGGCGCACGGGCAGCGGGTGGGCCTGGACGAGCCGTTCGAGATCGGCGGGTACGCGATGGACCATCCGCGTGACCGATCGGCCCCGATCGGGGAGACCGAGAACTGCCGCTGCGGCATGATCATGACAATCATCGATGGCACGGTCGACGTGTCGGAGGGGACCTGACATGGGCACCAGATGGCGGGGCATGCTCGCCCCACTGGGCGTACCGACCGGCGACGAGCGACGATTCCTCGTGTCCGGGGTCACCCACCGCGAGCTACCACTCCCCCTGAGCTGGCAGCGCTCCAACGAGCCAGGGCACGACACGGCCGTCGTCGTCGGCCTCATCGACACGATCGACATCCAGGACGACGCCGTCTGGGCCGAGGGCGAGCTGTTCGACGACGTGTCCCGCGACGACATGCCGACCCTGGCGGAGGACGTCGCCGAGGCCATCCACCTGACCGCCAAGAGGGTGATCGGCCCGTCGGTCGATCCCGGGTCGGTCGAGGCCGTCGTCGTCGCCCAGGGTAGCGACGAGCCCCTGACCAACGAGGCGCTCGAACGCATGTACTGGGACGAGATCGAGACCGGCGAGCCGGCCAAGGTCGAGACCCTGTTCACCCGATACGAGATCGCCGGCGCCACGCTCGTGCCCACCCCGGCGTTCGCCGAGTGCCTGCCGTTCGAGCTGCTCGCCACGGCGATCGTGGCTGCCGTCCGGACGACCGGCTGGGACGACCTACCCCTGGCCGACCGGGCGCTGGAGTGGGACGTCGACCAGGCCAAGGTCCGCCTGGCCGACCAGGCCGGCCTCGACACCGACGAACCGGACTGGGATCTGTACGCCTCCTCCTTCCTCCATCGGGACGAGGACGCCGACCCCCAGACCAGGGGAGCCTACGGATTTTGTATCGTCGATGTCATCGACGACGAGCGGCGGATCGTGCCCCGCGCCGTGTTCGCCGTCGCCGGGACGCTCCAGGGATCACGCGACGGGACCACCATCTCCCAGGCCGACCAGGACACGATGCGTGGCGTCGTCACCGGGATCTACGAGCGCATGGCCCGGGAGTTCGACGACCCGGGGATCGTCGCGCCGTGGGTGGAGGAGAGGGCCGCGATCGTCGCCGCGCTCCTATCCCCGCCCCGCGCCTACGACCTGGCGGCGTTCGACCGGCCCGCCCTGTCCGGGATCACCCCGATCACCGTGATCGACGACCCCGATGGTGGGCCACGAAGGATCGTCGGGCACGTCGCCACCCACGACACCTGCCACGTCGGCCACCGCGACGCGTGCGTCACCGCCCCGCTCGACACGTCCGGATTCTCCTGGTTCCACCGCTCCCACCTACCGACCGGCGACGGCCAGACGATCGACGTCGGTCGGCTCACCTACGGAGCCGGCCAGCACAGGTCGTGCTCCTGCTGCGGCCGGAACGACGACCACGCCTGCGTGAGTCTGAGCCTGGCCCAGGCGATCGCCCACCACGACGCGATGCGGACCCTCGCGTGGGTCAGGGCCTGGGAGGACCACGAGAACCACGCGATCGCCGTGGCTGGCGTGCTCGCCGACGACGTCACCGACGACGAGCTCGCGGCGCTGGGACGCCGCAGGGTGTCCGGGGACTGGCGACCGGTCGCCGGCCGGCTGGAGCTCGCCGAGATCCTGGTCCTGGCGCGCGAGACGGAGGGCTTCCCACTTCCCCACGCCCGGATGGCCGGCCGCTCGCCGATGGCCCTGGTGGCCGCCGGGACGGTCCGATCGGCGCCTCCCACGACCGGGATCACGATCGACTACGATCGGATCGTCACCGAGGTGACCAGCGGGGTCGTCACCGCGCTTCGGGCACTCCGTCCAGACCGTGACGACATCCCCGATCCGGCAGCCGACCCACTGGAGGCCGAGGCGAGCGCCGTCCTCGGACAGATCGACCAGACGTTCGCGACGCTGGCCTCGACCGAGGCCGCCCGACTCAGGCAGGAGATCGGCGATGTGCTGCGGTAGGACCGTGGTCACCAACCAGGCGGCGAGGAGGGTGGCGACCCCCACCGGGTGGGTCGTGACCTACCCCGACGGCAAGAGCGAGACCAAGACCTCGGAGATCGCCGCGCGCCTGGCGGCCGGACGGGTCACGGGCGCCACCTACGCCAGGGCCAGCTAGGGTGGTCGACCCTCCGGGCGACGACGACGGAGGGGGGGTCGTCGTCGCCGTGCCGATGCTGCGCCGCGCCCACCGGGTCGCCCCGCTCCTGGAGTCGATCGTGGCGACCGCCCCGGCCGCTCGGGTCGTGTTCGCGGTGACGCCATCCGACACGCCCGTGATCGACGCCGTGCGGGCCGCCGGGGCGGAGATGGCGATGGTGGCCTGGTCCACGCTGGGCGACTACGCCAGGAAGATCAACACCGTGTACCGGTCCACGACCGAGCCCCTGATCCTCCTGGGCGCCGACGACCTGCTCTTCCACCCCGGATGGGTCGCCGCCTGCCGCCGCGCCCTCGCGCCAGGGGTCGGCGTGGTCGGCACCAACGACCTCGGGTCGCCCCGCGTGATCCGGGGCGAGCACGCCACCCATAGCGTTGTCACGCGCGGGTACGCCGACCAGTGGGGTGTGATCGACCAGGGGGGAGCCATCTGCCACGAGGGCTACTACCACGAGTACGTCGACGACGAACTCGTCGAGACCGCCAAGTCCAGAGGCGCGTGGGCGATGGCCCTCGACGCCCACGTCGAGCACCTCCACCCCAACTGGGGCAAAGCCCCCAACGACTCCCTGTACATGGCCCAGCGCGCCCGCATGGTCCGGGGCCGCCCCATCTACCTCCGGCGGCGACGCCTGTGGACGTGACGATCGCCGTCGCCACCTACGGCGGGGCGTCGTGGATCGGACTCGCCGAGCGCCGCGCCATCCCATCGGCCACCGCGCTGGGCGTCCCGGTCGTCCACGTCCACGCCAACACACTCCTGGACGCCAGGAACCAGTGCCTGGAGCGGGTCACCACCGAGTGGATCGTCCACCTGGACGCCGACGACGAGCTGGAGCCCGGATACGTGACGGCGATGGCCACCGGGACCGCCGACGTTCGGGCACCCTCCGTCCGCTACGTCCAACACCTCCCCAGACTGGTGTCCGGCCGGGGCCAGCGGTCGGCCCGACCCAGCCCGGTGAGGATCCCCACCGTCGCCGGGCACACCCACGCCTGCCAGGCCGAGTGCCTGGCGTTCGGCAACTGGATCGTCGTCGGCGCCGCCGCCAGGGTCGACGTCCTGCGGTCGATCGGCGGGTGGCGGGACTTCCCCTGGAGCGAGGACTGGGACCTGTGGGCGCGGTGCTGGCTGGCCGGGGCGACGATCGAGCCGATCCCCACCGCCGTGTACCGGGCGTACGTGCGCCGGGACTCCCGCAACCGGTCGGCGACCCAGGCCGAGCGTCTGGCCGCGCACCGCGCGATCGCCACCGCGAACGGACTACCGATCCCATGACCGACACCCACCCGGCGACCGTGGACCTCGACGCGCTCCTGGGCCGCGCGCCGACCGTCGTCGACCCCGACGCCTCCTACGTCACCGGCCGGCGGGTCATGGTCACCGGGGCCGGTGGGTCGATCGGCTCCGAGCTGTGCCGCCAGCTCCACCAGTACCATCCATCGGCGCTGATCGTCCTGGACCGGGACGAGACCGCGCTGTGCCGGACCAACCTGTCCATCCACGGCCGGCATCGCATGGACGACCCGAACACGATCCTGGCCGACCTGCGCGATACCCGCCGAATCGTGGAGATCATGGGCGAGTACCGGCCCCAGGTGGTGTTCCACGCCGCCGCCCTGAAGCATCAGCCACTGCTGGAGCGCTTCCCCGGAGAGGCCGTCAAGACCAACGTGTGGGGTACGGTCACCGCGCTGATCGCCGCCGCCGCCGCCGGGGTCGAGACGTTCGTCAACGTCTCCACGGACAAGGCCGCCGACCCGGTCTGCGTCCTTGGCTCCTCCAAGCGGATCGGCGAGCGGATCGTCGCGTCGGTCGCCGCCACGACCGGCCGACGGTTCGTCAGCGTCCGGTTCGGCAACGTGCTCGGTAGTCGTGGTTCGGTGGTGGACACGTTCACCGCGCAGGCGGCCGCCGGGCTACCGCTGACCGTCACCCATCCCAACGTGACCCGCTACCTCATGACCGTCGGCGAGGCGGTCGCGCTGGTCGTCCACGCCGGGGCGATCGGCCAGCCGGGCCAGGCGCTGGTCCTGGACATGGGCGATCCGGTGAGGATCCTCGACCTGGCCCGGGCGATCGCCCCGACCGCGCGGATCGTGTATACCGGGCTCCTGCCGGGGGAGAGGCTCGCCGAGCGGCTCCTGGGCGAGGATGAGGTCGGCGAGCCCAGCGGGCACAAAATCATCACGCGGGTCGCCGTCCCCCCACTCGATCCGATCGCGACAGTGGGCCTGGACCCTTGGGGAGATCCGGGTATGGTCGCTGGGCGTCTGCTGGAACTGTGTCGGGAGGGTCCGTGACCATCGCCGTACTCGTGATCACCGATGGTCGTGACGACTATCTGGGGCACTGCGTGGCGTCTCTGGACCGGCTCCACGGCGACATCGTCGAGTGGTGGATGTTCGACGACACCGGCGACGACGCCTACCGCGCCGAGCTCGCCGACCGGTACCAGAGATTCGAGGTCATCCACGACGGGCCGCGCCGGGGCTGCGCCGGGGCGTTCGCCGCCGCCCGCGCCCACCTGCGCGACCACTCCCAGGCCGATCACCTGGTCACCATCGAGCAGGACTTCGTCCTCCTGCGCGACGTCCCGCTGGACGACATGGCCGGGCTGCTGGCCGACCGCCCCCACCTGGTCCAGGTCGCGCTGCGTCGCCAGGCGTGGAACTCCGACGAGCGGCGACATGGTGGGGTCGTGGAGTCCAACCCCACCCAGTACCTGGACATGGCCGACGACCATGGCCGCCAGTGGCTGGAGCACCGCATGTTCTACACCACCAACCCCGGGATCGAGCGCGCCAGCCTGCTCCAGATCCCGTGGCCGGCCCACCGGTCGGGCGCCTTCAGCGAGGGGACGTGGCACCAGCGGTTGCTCGCCGAGGGCACCCCCGAGGCGCCCGGTCACCAGATCGCCTACGCGTACTGGGGAGCCAGGGACTCCGGGGTGTGGGTTGAGCACATCGGGCATCGCCGAGTAGGGACGGGATATTGACATGGATGTGTACAGTGCGGGGTTCTACGACCTGATCCGCCCTGGGATCGTCTCATCGGCGGCCCGGGTCGTCCCGGTGGTGAGCGACCTCGTCCACCCGGCGACGATGATCGACGTCGGCTGTGGCGAGGGATGGTGGGCGCGGGCGTTCGCCGACCTGGGGGTGAGGGTGACCGCCGTCGACGGGCAGCACGTCGACGCGCGGGCAGCGATCCCGATCACGCGGCTCGACCTGTCCACCGAGCGACTCGACCTCGGCCGGTTCGACCTGGCCGTGTGCCTGGAGGTCGCCGAGCACCTCCCACCGGCCAGGGCCGAGACGCTCGTCGACGATCTCGTCCACCTGGCGCCGGTGGTCCTGTTCTCCGCCGCGATCCCCGGGCAGGGCGGAGCCGGGCACGTCGACGAACGGCCACTACCGTACTGGGTGAGCCTGTTCGAGGCGCGCGGTCACACCGTGTCCGGCGCGCTGCGCTGGCGGTTCTGGGACGACCGGGCCGTCGAGCACTGGTACGCCCAGAACATGATCCTCACCGCCCGAGAGCCCGACCTGTACCCGGACGTGTTCGACACGCCCCTGGCCACACCATGGCCAGTGGTCCATCCGATCCTGTTCGACGCGCGAAGGAGCCCGTGATGTCCCTGACGGTCATCGTCCCCACGAGGGGTCGTCCTGGTTCCGTCCAACCCATGGTCGAGTCGTTCGCCGCGACCACGGCCGTCCTGGACACGCGGCTGCTGTTCGTCGTCGACGTCGACGACCCGGAGCTGGACGCCTACCGGAGGGCCGTCGTCCAGGTCGACGACCCCATGATCGGCGGTGTCATGCTCGCCACCGCCACCGGCGGGACGATGGTCAAGGCCCTCAACGAGATCGCGGTCCCCCTGGCCCGGTCGTTCGCCCCACCGGAGGCGCTGGGCTTCATGGGCGACGACCACCGGCCCCACACCCCCGGGTGGGACGCCTACTACCTGTCGGCGCTCCGCGAACTCGGGTCCGGGATCGTCTACGGCGACGACCTGATCCAGCACGACTTCGTGCCGACCCAGTGCGCGATGAGTTCGGACATCGTCGCCGCGCTGGGGTGGATGGCGCACCCGACCCTGCGACACATGTACGTCGACACCCTGTGGCGGGACATGGCCAAGCGAGCCGGCCGGCTACGGTACCTGCCCGACGTGGTCGTCGAGCACCTCCACCCGATCCGGGGGACCGCCCCCGACGACGAGGGATACCGGAGGGTCAACGCCCCAGAGGTGTACGCCGAGGACAAGGCCGCGTTCCTGGCGATCCACGGCCCGGGAGTCGACCGGAGCGGCCAGCCGGTCCGGGCGGAGATCGACACCATCGCCGACACCATCCGGTCGCTTCCCCATTCGGCTACCGGCCCGACCGCCGAGGCGATCGAGGAGGCGGCCAAGTACCGCCAGGGCGTTCCCTGCTCGGAGTTCGTCGAGACGCGGCTCACGGTGGTCGAGCCACGCCAAGAGGTCGATGGTGATGAGTCGTGAGAGGGGCGCTGGTCACCGGGGCCGCCGGGTTCGTCGGACGACACATGCTCGCCGAGCTGGTCCGCCGTGGGTGGGACGCGCTCGGCGTCGACCTCAGACGTGGACACCGCCTGAACGGCGGGACGCTCCTGGAACTCGACGCCCGAGACGTCTTCGCCGGACATAGGTGTCCCGGTGAGCGCTTCGACCTGGTCGTCCACTGCGCCTACCACGTCGGTGGGCGGGTGTCGATCGACGGGAATCCGTCGCTGCTGGCGTTGAACCTGGAACTCGACGCCAGGATGTTCGACTGGGCCGTCCGGACCGGGCAGGGCGCCGTCATGTACCTGTCGTCGTCGGCGGTCTACCCGATCTCCCTTCAGCGGGGCGGGCCACAACCATCTCTCGCCGAGTGCATGATCGATAGTGGTGGTCTACAGCCCGATGCCCGGTACGGGTGGGCGAAGCTGACCGGAGAGCGACTGGCCACCGCCGCCACCGAGCAGGGCCTGCGGGTCCATGTCCTGCGGCCATTCTCTGGCTATGGCGGCGACCAGGACGACTGCTATCCGTTCCCGGCGATCGCCAAGCGTGTGATGGGCGGGGATATGACCGTGTGGGGACCGCCCGGGCAGACCCGGGACTGGATCCACATCGACGACGTGGTCGCCGGGGCGCTGGCGGTCCACGACGCCGACTATCGCGATCCGGTCAACCTATGCACTGGAGTTGGGACGGAATTCGGGACCCTGGCGACCATGATGGCGCGGGAGGCGGGGATCGAGGTTGGTCCCGTAGACCCTCGGGGGCGCTCCGATGGAGTCACCTATCGTGAGGATCGACCGACAGGGGTCTTGTGTCGCGTCGGGGATCCGACCCGGATGCTCGACCTGTACACCCCGACCATCGCCCTCGACGAGGGCATCCGTCGCGTCCTGAGCGAGGTGGCCACCAGGTCATGATCGAACCGCTACCTGAGTCGACGTGGACCGCGCCGCGTCCCGACTGCCCACATCCGGAGCGGTGGCACGCGGTGGACGTCCTGTCCACCGAGCGTGAGGTGTCGGAGCTGGTCGGCTCGCTCGTCGGCGCGCTGCGTCCGGATCTGGTCGTGGAGACGGGCACCCATCACGGGTGGACGTCCGTGGCGATCGGTCGGGCGCTCGCCGACGCCGGGGTCGGCCGGCTGGTCACATTGGAGGTCGACACGACGTGCGTGTCGACCGCGCGGGAGCGCTGCGTCGGGCTGCCCGTCGAGGTCGTCGAGATGTCGAGTCTCGACTACGTTCCGGATGGTCCGATCGACGTGCTGTGGCTGGACTCCCTGATCGACCTGCGCGTGCCCGAGTACCTCCACCTCCTGCCGTGGCTGAGCGACCGGTCGGTGGTCGGATTCCACGACACCGGCCCGCAGCATCCGCCGTCGTTGCTGTGTGAGCTGGATCTGCTCGTCGACGCCGAGATGATCGAGCCGCCCCTGTACCTGCCGACGCCGCGCGGGGTGGCGTTCGCCCGTCCCACGACGACGGCGCTCGCCGTGGCGAGGGCCGAACACCAGGAGATGACCAGGATGCGTAGCGCGCAAGCCCCCGGCTTTAGCCGTGGGGTTAGCGCATCAACTAGAACGGTAGCGTGCTAGTGTTTCATCATGACCAGCCGAACGGTGAAGCGGGCGTACAAGTACCGCTTCTACCCCACCGACCAGCAGCGGGATCTGCTGAACCGGACGTTCGGCTCGGTGCGTTACGTCTACAACCGGGCGCTCGCCGAACGGACCCGGGCCTGGTTTCAGGACCAGCGGCGAATCGGGTTCGCCGAGACCTGCCGAATGCTCACCACCTGGAAGCGGGAGCCCGACACGGCATGGCTCGCCGAAGTGTCCAACGTGGCACTCCAGCAGGGCCTGCAACACCTACAGCGCGCCTACGTGAACTTCTAGGGCAAGCGGGCGAAGTACCCGACGTTCAAGTCCAAGCGCAAATCGCGGGCCTCGGCCACGTTCACGACGTCTGGGTTCCGCTACCGAGACGGCCGGATCACCCTGGCAAAGACCACCGAACCGTTG